GCCCGCCTGTCTATTCAGAACGAGGAACTGCTATATCAAATGTTTGGTGTTAATGCCGAACTTTTGATTGACCATGCCTGGGGCTGGGAACCCTGTACGATAGCTGATGTAAAAGCCTATCGTCCAGAAACCAATTCGTTCAGTAGCGGACAGGTGCTGCAGGAGCCTTATGACTTCGAGAAAGCCAGAGTGGTGATTAAGGAGATGGCAGAAGGCATGGCCCTCAGTCTTGTGTCAAAGCGAATGGTGACAGACCAGATTGTACTGACGGTAGGCTATGATGCCGAGAGTCTTACTCGTCCAGAGATACGAGACAAGTATCATGGCGAGATTACCACGAACTACTATGGTAAGGCCGTGCCGAAGCATGCCCATGGCACCAGGAACTTCGACACGATGACATCATCATCGAGCTTGATGATGACGGCTGCAGCAGAACTTTTTGACAGATTGGTAAATCCAGATCTGCTTATCCGCCGTCTGAACCTGACTGTCAACCATGTTGTGCCCGAGTCAGTTGCTGCAGCTCAACATACAGAGCCACAACAGTTGGATTTGTTCACCGACTATGAGGCTTTAAAGAAGCAGAAGCAGGAGGAACAAGCTCGTTTGGAAAAGGAACGTCGTATTCAGGAAGTACAACTCAAAATCAAGCAGCGCTTTGGAAAGAATGCCATCCTTAGAGGCCTTAATTTTTCTGATGGCGCCACAGCCAAAGAGCGTAATGAACAGATAGGAGGACATAAGGCATGAGTAACTACGAAGATATCATTCATCTGCCACATCACGTGTCGAAGCGACATTCTCAAATGTCGATGTGGAATCGTGCAGCGCAGTTTGCACCGTTTGCAGCTTTGACGGGCTATGAAGATTCCATCAAAGAGGCGACTCAAGCGAATGAAAGCCTTTTTGAGGAAAAGTAGCAGCAAAGGTGTTCATATTAGATTTTTTTTGTATATTTGCGGCTAGATTATTAAACATTCAAAAACGAGAGACTATGATTAAGATGTATGTAATGGAGACCTGCCCGGACTGTGAGTATGTCAAGAAGCAGGTAGAAGGGAATCCTAACTTTGAGGTGATTGACATTGGTAAGCATGTCAGGAACCTGAAGCAGTTTATCAAGCTTCGTGACACTAATCCCGCTTTCGATGAAGCGAAGGCTGTGGATGACTTGGGCATCCCCTGCTATGTATTGGAGGATGGTACGGTGACGCTCTATTCAAAGGACGTCGGCCTGGAACCACGACCTCAGGACGAGGGTGCTGCTTGCAGCATTGATGGAAGAGGATGCTAGAATTCATCTTATAACATCCTGAGATGTATTTTTAAAAGAATTAGTATAATAAAAAAAGGGGCCTGTCATCGCGACAGGCCCTAATTCGTATATAACTAAACAAATACCTAATATAACATTGGTTAAATCTCTGGGGGGCAAAGGTACAGAGATTTCTCCGTATACGCAATACCTAAAATGTGGGATTTTTAGAAACTCATAAATAGCTTACCGAGCAAAAAGGTCACTCAGGCAATTTACTTTATGATATCTTCCGTCACTATCACTAAAGTGTTCTATATCTAAACAATTATTATCCTTAGGATAATCATACTCAAACATCCATCCGTTATCTCCGACTTTTACAGGCTCCCATCTTGGACTATGTAGTTTTGAAAGACCACCTGTATACCTATGGATATTATATTCGTCATAATCGTATCCATCATAATACCAATGTTGTCCATCTTTGATAATTTCTAGCCCTTTTTCATAATGAACAACAGTGACAATTCCCACCTCTTTCCAATTAGAGTAAACACGCTCTCCATTTACTAACCTATAATTCGAAGTTCTTGAATCATAAACAAAAGCTCGCCAATTAAATTCGGCCTTTTTAGCACCAAAATTACTGGCATTTACAGGTAAATTCTCTTGAGGATAACGCCGATCTCTTTTTATTGCACGTTTTACTCTTAGTTCACCATATTGATTCAATACAGCAGTATCTACTTTATAAGCATAACCACCATCTACATAAACAGTCACCTTACTTTGATCACAAGATGTAATCATTACGATTAAAGAAACTAAAATCAATAAAGGAAGAAATTTTCTCATAATTGTTGGTTTAAAGAGTTATATATATTCTCGGTGCAAAGATAAAAAAAAATCCGCTTATATGCAATAAGCGGAGAGATTTTTTTGATTATTTCTTTAATTTTTAGTGGGGGTGGCATGTTTGGTAACTAAATAGTTAGCTTTCAACATGGCGTTGCCAGTGGTAACCTTATCCAGCTCGTTTCTCAGATAGGATAATGCGGCAGTCGTGACAATTCCAAGAAAAGTCTGCTTAATCATAAGTTTGCCGTTGGCTACTGCAGCTTCGTCTTCTGAGATAGTGTTGTGTACCTTTGCGTTTTCAAGCTGCAGCTTTTCTTTTTGCAACTGGTTGATGTCGCAAATCAACTGTTTAATGTCCTCTTTTGAGTAGGATTCTTTGATTGGGGTTAGCTTGTCTACCTCTTTCTGGAGATTGTCGATCAGTTCATTTGATACCTTCATATTCTTTTGATATTTAAAAATAATAATGTTCTTATATAATGGGCTGCTAGAACCAGAAGCCACCGGACTTCTTTTTGTTCTCGAAGACCTTAGGGGTGTAGAGTTCGGCGACGGAGGAACTGTGCCAGGCGGGGAACTCGGCTGGGTGGCTTCGGATGATTGTTACTAGGTCATAGTAACATTGGGGATGGACTTGTATGTCGGTGAGGAGTTGGAGTTCGTAGGATTGAAGAGTACGGATTACCTGCTCTTGAAGGGCTGTGGCATGGCGCATTTGGCCGAGGGCCTCTGCGCGGAACGACTGCATTTGTTCGTGGGAGAAATATGTTTCTGCGAGGACTGACTCGATTTTTATCAATCGAGTGTGGAGTGCCTGGTACTGCTCCCAGAGATGGACATTTATGTTCAGGCTGCGGCAAAGATGGAATGTCGGGAAGAGTGTGGAGGCAAAGAATTTGCCTGGTGCGCTGCGCTGCCAATCGACGATTGGCGCAAGGCGGTGAAGGAGCTGCTCGATGGCGGTATCGCGCAGGGACTCGATGGAGAGCTGCAGGCGCTCGATGCGCTCTTTAGATGCGGGGACGATCGTTGTTGTGTTAACGATGCCGAAGCCGGTGGGAGTAAGGACGAGGTCGAGCGAGGGAATGGCGGTGAGAAAGGCGTGGTAAGCGACGACTTTTTGTGCGTAAGGGAGAATGTCGGTAGTGAGCTCGAGCTCGTCGGATAGAAAATTTTGTTCTGCCCAGAGTTCGGCTTCTTCAAGGAAGGACTGTAGCTTTTCTACTAAGGTGGGTTCGTCTTCAACGGTGGCGATGACGTGGGGAATCAGCTCGTGGAGCTGTTCGTTCGTAATGTTGTATTTCATTTTTCCTACGGATTTTACGGATTATACGGATGGGGTATTTACACTTACTTTCTTGGCATCGCGGTTTTCGTCTAGCGTGGTGGGCTGGATGAAGGGGCAGTCGGGTTGGACTCCTTCCCAGCCGTTGTACCTTATTATTATATGATGGACGGTGAAAAGCAGGTCGTGATATGGCTTCTGCAGTGCCTGTGCGATGATGTAAAGCTCGCGCTTGTCGCTGCCAGAATTGTTAGTCTGTGTCTTACCAGGAACTGAGCCGACAAGATTAGAATGGACTCGCATCGTAAAGCAGAACATGTTGATGGCCTCGACAATATCGGTAGACCAGTCGCCTCCTTCCTTGTCGGTCTCAACCTTATTAATTACCACGTCGTGCTGCTCTTCCCCGTTGGGATTAACATAGAACGTAGAGAACAGAACCTTGCCTGAATTTTCCATACCAGTAAGGAAGTTGATGATTTTCTCCTTCTCCTCCACTACCCTTTCTATCTGTTTCTTGCGGTCGGTAATACCTTCAGATTTGAAGATACCATCCCAGAAGCGATTGGCAATCTCTATGTGGTACTTGATAGGCGCAGAGTTCTTTAACTTGGCTTCCTTAGCTATACCAATGAGAGATTTGATGTTGTACCATTTTCCTAGGAATAAGGAAGCGAAGTATGGTATCGGGTAAATCGTGTTATCTGGCGTCGGGATACGGCTGACGATGGCAAACTTACGAGTAGAAGTCTTAGGCTTCTTACCTTTGTAAATCTGCATACGCTCCTTAAGGTCGGACCAAGGAGAATGTTGGTCGAGGAGTTCGATCTTCTCAACCTGGTCTTTAGAGGTGATAGACTTACGCCAGTTGGCATAGAGAATATAAGGAATAGTACCGTCTTTCTTAGGAGGTGCGAAACGACAGTAGCAGACTTCCTTGCGGAGAATGCGAACGATTCGGGAGCAGTCGCTGTTGAGGATAATAACGGAAACGGCAAAAGCGAAATACTTGAAGTCCTGGCAGACACCAAGGAAATAAGAAGCGAGGTCGTTGTCCATGAGATACTCCTCCACTTCCTCTCGAACATCCTGCGTCGCATCTTTAGTGTCGTAAACCAGGCCTGAACCATAGCAGACCTCGGCATTGAACACCTGACAGGTGGAAAGTGTTTCGTCGCGCTCGAAAAGATCCATGATTTTGTAAGGCATCTGATTGTCAGCACCCCATGGCATATACTCATACCCTTCAGCTACTTTTAATGGAATGATATCAACCTGATCACGGAATACTTCTGCAGAACTGACGGTAAAGGCTGCGCTGGCGTTGAGATTAGGTATTTCCTCAACGGAATTTAATGATAGAGAATGTATTTTCATTGGCATTATTGTTTTTTGTTACAAAGATAAATTATGGTGACCGACTATGAAAAGACACAAAAAATGGCTATCTTCACAGACAGCCATCTCAATCATAAACTATTTTCCACTTAAAGAACAGGTATAATACCTGTCT